GCAGCACCGATGTACCCAGCGCCATGGAAGCAACCATGAAGGTGCCTTGCCACAGGGCGTGGACGTCGGAGCCGGTCATTTCGGTGCGCAGATCCATCAGCTTCACCGTACCGACAGACATCGGATTCCAGACCAGAGCGACGGACTTGGTGAAGTCAGCGCTGTAGTCGTTGTTCTCACCAGAAGCCGCAGAGCGGTTGGTGGTGGGAAGGTGGTTCGACTTGATGATCTGGATGCCAGCGACACGCAGGACGGTGCCGTCGGCGTAAGCGCCTTGGCCGCCCCAGTCGCGGTTGATCACATCAGTGGTCTGCACCAGCTTGTAGTACTCAGCCGGAGCCAGGCAGCAGTAACGATCACCCTCGGGGAGGTTGTTCTCGTCCATCTTCTGCGCTGCAGAGAAGAGCGCAGTAGCCAGCTGAGCGCCAGTGATCGCGGACTTGGAAGCAGCCACGATCTTGATGCGAGTACCGCCGGGCAGGTCGGTGTTGAAGTGGGTCGCAGTACGAGCCGCCTTAGCGATCTGAGCAGCGACGTTCTGGTCGAACTTGTAGGCCAGAGCGTTGCCCATCTCAGTGGTGTACTGAGAGCGGACGTCGTAGTGATTCTTGGCTTCGTCGATGTCAGCCAGGAAAGCCTGAGACACCAGCTTGTCGTCGATCTTGATGACGGCTTCAGCGTGCTTCACCTGGGTCCCGGTCAGCATGGTGCCGGGGGTGTGATAAGCAGCGCTATTGAGGCCGATGATCGGGAAGCTGGCGCTCTTGCCGGAGGAGATGGTGCGAACCTTGTGCAGGCTCTCGAACACCGTCGCCTTACGGAAAGCGGTCAGGACCTCGCCGCCGTAGACCTGGAGGAACAGGGCGTTATCGCCTGCCCAGGAACCACCGCCGGCGTTATTGACTAAGCCAAGACGTGAAGCGTCAAAATTAGGGGCAGCCATTGCTGTACTCCTAGAAGAATTGGGTTGTTACCCGACTCCTTCTCCCTTTCACTCTGGGTGTCCTCCGCAGAGGGCCGTCGCTTCCGTGAGCGGGTCTAGGTACTGGAAGTGTAAGCACACAACAAGGCAACAAAAAGAGCCCCGTTGCCGGGGCTCAAGGTCTTCCTCTCATCTCCTCGATCAAAAGATAGAAGAGCGGGACAGTTTGTCCTCAATCTTCCGTCTATATGCAGGATCTGTCGCATAGCGGGGATCCTTCATGGCTTCGACCAGCTGAGCGGTGGACTCAAACTTGTCGCTGCTGGCCCTGGGAGCCTTGCCGCCAATCAGCTTGGGTTCGACGCCAGCTTTGGCGGTGTACTTGGCGTACAGGCCAGAGACTGCCATCCGTACAGCAGACATGGTGCTGCTGCCGGTGACGATCTCGTTGAAGCCTTTGATCTCCTCATCGCTGAGGTTGTCAGCAGCCCACTGCAGCATGTCGCTGTAGCCCTTTTCGCCGCCGTACTCCTGCTTGAGATCAGAGATCTCCTTGACCGTCAGGGCAGTGTCCTGAACAGCCTTGTATTGCAGGCCAGAGAGGTAGGCATCGACCATGTCCCTGGTGAAACCAGCCTCTTCAAGCTGGTCGTAGTCGTCATCTGCCAGCTGGCCGGTCTCTTGCCAGCGGGTATTCATGGCGCCGAAGTCGATTTCGGCTTCTTCAAGGCGTGAACCGATGAAGTCGCCGTAGATCTCCTTGGCACTAGCGGACTCAGGTTTCTCCTCCTCGGAGTCATCGGCTTCCTCAGCCTCTCCCTGGTCCTCATCCGCCGTACCGCGTTGGCTCAGCTTGCGCTGCGCCTCCTGGTAGGCCTTCTCAAGTTCCTCGACGGACTTGTACTTGCCAGCAAGCAGCTGCTGGTCGTCGGTTTCACTGGTATTGCCCTGATTGTTCAGGGCATCCAGCATCTGTTCATTTTCAGGCGACAGAGCGGGAGTCTCTGTGCCAGCAAAAGTGACTGGTTCTGGCATGTGGTGAGTTACTGGATGGTGATAGAGCCGTCATCGTCGATGACGACAACAGGTGCAGGACCCGGCTCTACTACTGGCTTGGGTTCAACCTTGCCGATGATGATTTCTTCAGTGGGGCCGTACTGAGGGACGTCAGCCGGTGGGCCCTGCAGGGAGACCGGGTTCTGACTGGGCTTCTGGGAGGGCGTTGGGGACGGCTCCTGGGGCGCTGGGGTCGCTTCCTTCTGGGTACTGCGGGCCATAAGGGGCTCCTGGTTGGGTGTAGTTAGCGGCCACCTGTCCCAAAGCAGGGGACTTGAGGCCGGTCATGATCAATTCACGCTGCAGATCCTGCTGACGCATGTTCTGCGCGTCTTGATTTTCCTGGTCAAGTTGATCAGGAGTCTTCACCAAGTTAGTGGTGTCAATAGATTCAGCTGCTGCCAGCCTGCGGAGAGCCTCATCCAGGTTCAAGTAGCGCTGTGCGATCTCGGGGCCCAGCGTTTGGGTGGCGGTGGTGATGAATTGGACCAGCTTGTTGCGGTCATCACCGCGGCCAATGGCCTCAAGACCGGTGACAGGCTTGGGATTTACCAGTGGCTGGCCGTTTTGCCCCTTAGGGAATGGTGAGAGTTTGCGTTGACGGCGGAGAATATGCATCAGGCGCCGCACCAAAGGCAGCTGTAGCTCCTGGGTGAGGATGGAGTACAGGCCCCCGATGCCGGCTTCCAGCTCCTGTGACATGTAGCGGATCTCTTCCGCGGTCACTCGTTCCCCAGGGCGCTGGATGGCGGTGTTGAGCAGGAAGGCGAACTGCAGTCGACCTTCGATGCGGTCGATGGTGTTCTGCGCAATGCTCAGATCCTGGCTCTTCTGGCTCTGGATGACGGAGACATCAGCCGCATTGCCTTGAACGATGGCGCCATTGGGGGCATTGGCCAGGGTGCGGGGCCTGGTAGTGCCATTGGGGTTGACCAGGAACAGGATCTTGGCCGCGGCAGCAGCGCCTTCCAGCACTGACTGATACAGCGACTCCAGAGCAAGCAGATCGCCGTAGTACTCCTCGATGTAGGAGCGGCCATACTCCTCACCGTCTACGCGGTTAAAGCGCAGCGGGATGAAGGGTGAGGCGTCCTGGTCGCACATGCCGTGGGAGCCAGGGATCTCCTTGTTGCGGGCTTCCTGCCACCAATGGCATTTGCCCTGTTCAAACTCAACGCGGGTGTAGATCTTGACGGTCTTGGCTGCACTGCGACCGGTGTTGTACTCAGCAGCATCTTCCTCTTCGTCCAGCTCCGCGTAGAGGCCAGGCGGCAGAGCGTCGGGGTAGACCTCTTCCTCAATGATGATTTCGGTCAGGTTCCCCATGGGATCCCGACAAGCGACGAACTGGTTGAAGTGGATGACGCGCAGGCCTTCCTCACCGATGTAGAGGAGGACATTGCCGCCAACCAGCAGGTGCTTGAAGGCTTCGTGCATGGCGGCACGACCACCTGCGGTTTCAAAGACGGACATGACTGCCCGTTCCACTTGAACGAGGGCAGTGTCCAGTTCTGTTTTGATTTCAGGCCCAGCCTCTGCAACACGCAGTGCGAGGTCGTCGATTTCCAGCTTGAAGAAGCTGGAGTTAGGCGGGAACAAGCTGATCAGCAGCTTGCTGGCCAGGTAATTGACGCCTCTGGCGCCAAGGGATTGATAGGGAGTCTTGAGGCGACCGCGATCAGTGCCGCCAGCGTCAGGGATCAGGCCAGGAATGGTGACCTTGCTGCAATCCCGAGCGCGATCCAGGAAGGAATCACGGTTCCCAACCAGCTGTTGGTAGCGGGCAGCAGCCGTTCCAACTTCTTCTTCGTTGTAGGGCTGGCGTTGACGGTCAACGCTGCCGGTCAGGTTGAGGTCCACTGGATTAAGCGGCAGGAATGCTCAGACCACCGGTGCCACCTGCGACATCAGTGCGCAGCTTGCGGCGACCCATGCCAATACGCATTGGAATGCCGAGATCGGAGCCGGTTTCAATGGCAGGGGCAGCTGAAATCGCCACCTTTTCAGGGGCAGGCGGGGGAGGAGCTGTGGCAATAGCCCTTTGCTCAGCAGCGGCCTGGCGTTGCAGGGCCATCTGCTGTTCAAACTGCTGACGCTGCTGCTCTTCTTGCTGCCGCGCCATTTGCTCTTGACGCCGTCTGGCGTCTTCGGCCTGCTGAGCGGCCTGCCGTTGCCCACCACCACCACACATGGGTCAAATCTCCTCTTGCTGCTCAAGATAAACGGAGCGGAGTAAGCGCACCACTTGCCTTTGGCCGACGTACATCCAGATCTCACGGTCAGAGTCATCAACCCCAGGGCACTTTTCCGGGATCAAATCGTCCAATTTTTTGATCAGGGCTTCGTCAAGAGGTGGCCATAGGTCTTCATCAGGGATGGACATGGCTATTTCTTCTTGGCGGTCTTGGCTGATTCCTTAAAAGCCTTGGCAGTAGGGGCGCCTTTCTCGCCAGGGGAGCGCATGCGTTCACCGGAGCCGGCCTTGATGCGTTCCCGCTTGCGGTGGATGTTGATGTAGAGGCCGTCGCGTGGGCTAGGCATAGCGAACCCTCAGTAATCCCAGCGTACCCGTGGTCGACCAGGGCGCATGCCGATGTGGATGAAGCCCTTGGGTGCGCCATAGCCCAGGGAATAGGGCCAGTGGTCATCAGCCCAGTTCTGCAGTTCCTTGACGGACATGCCGTCTAGGTAGAAGTCAATGGCACCGGTATCGGGAGCGTCGTAGAGGTGCTCAGAGCGTGATGCGCCACCGACCTGTGCATTGATCTTGGGTGGGCGGTAGGCGGATGTGATGATGGCTGGCTTGCCGAAGTGATCACGGGCCTTTTGGACGAACTGGCAAAGGACCAAGGCCGTGTTGCATTGGTGTTGAGCGGCGAAACGCCGCGCCTCCGACTGCAAAGCCAGCTCGCCGTAGGTGATGTTGGGGGTGAGCTTGAGGGAGAAGGGGGATTGTGGTTGGAGATTGGGGGTCTTGAGGGGCGGATCAGCGCGATACAGCTCCGCGAAGTCCTGCAGCTGTTGGGGGGTCAGTGTTTCTTGGAGGGCATTCCATGCAGCCAGCTGATGGCTGAGGCCTTTGAAGTGCTTGGCAGCGTCAGCGAGTCGTATCAACGCCATGGCTCAGGGGCTCCTTGGGGAAGATCTGAATGTTCTTGATGTCAAAGGGCAGTTGCTCCCAGACATCGCAGTTGATGGCGATTTCCCAGGCCATGTCTTCGGACTGCGCCATGACAACGGTCTGGAATGACCCGGAGATCTTTTTGCCACCTGGTCCGACGAAGAGACCAGGCAGGCGGATGACCCATGCTCTAGGCCTTACTGGTGGATCGTTGAGGGATCCAGCTTGTTTTGCCATTGGTTTTGGGGAGGTCCGCCAAAGCAACCCCAAGAAACTGCGCATCAAGAGCCCCATCAAGATTTCCCATAAAGGCTTCCAATTCCAGATCCCAGAGTTCTGACTTGCGTTCTGCGATGGCACGGTCTTCATCAATGGCGAGGGATTCGTTCCAGTACTGGATGGCACCTGCGACTGCATCAAGACGGTCGTCGTGCTGCAGGCAGTTCTTGTCGACGGTGATGTGGGTCAGCTGATGAAACAGCTGATAGCTGAGTTTGACCTCAGCGGAGTCATCATCACGACCACGGCTGTCGTTTTCAACGACGGAGCGGTTGACAATCAGTCGATGCTGGTTCAGGACCGGCTCTAGGGCTGAGATGATCCGCCGTTCCTTCTGCATATTGGAGCGGACGGCCTCCACCGTGCAGGGGTGCTGAACGCGGAGGTATGGCTTGAGCAAGGCCTCCAGCATCCCTTGACCGAACTGGTCCTCCAGAAGGATGAGGTTGACCTTATGGCGTTTGGCCGCGGCTGCTAGGCCTTCAAGGACTGGATCGGTGTAGCCCTGGCGGAAGGCACCGACCTCCAGGAGGAACAGGTTGCCATTGAGATGGGCAACAACGGCATAGGCGGTCTCGTCAGCGCCACGACCGGAGGGGTCAATGAACATGACGCAGCCTTGGAAGGGCAGCCAATCGCCGTGCATGAAGGCAGGGCGGTGGTAGTAGTCACCGGAGAAGCCAACTGCCGGTAGGTCCGTGATGCGGTATTCGGCACCGGACGACCACACCAGCTTTTCGGGGGCATGGTCTGCGACCTCCATGACCATGAGGTCAGATAGACGCAGCGGGAACCGTTCAAGGTCCGACAGGCTGGTGTCTAGTTGGAACTGCAGTGCAAAAGCGGAACGTCCGTAGCTGACTTCCCGTTCCAGCAGGTCCATTTCAGAGAAACGACCGGGGTCAACGGGTTTCCCTTTGAGATCAATGCAGCCTTCTTGGACGACAGGCGCCAGCAGGTCTCCGTACTTCTCCGGCTTGTCGGGGTAACGAGCAGGCCAGATACGGGATGAGAAGCCCTTATGGAGCAGCTTGTTGTAGATGGACTCCTCGGTTTGCGGTGTACCGAGGTACATGACCTCACCACCGGGCTTGAGGATGGCGTTGTATTCACCAACAGCTGATAGCAGCTTCTCTCGCATGGAGACGGACCACGACGTCGTCGGTGTTTCGATGTCATCCGGGATGATCAGGTCCGCACGAGAGCCAGTGATCTGACCAAAAATGCCCACCGATTTGACTGATGGGCTCTTGTCTGGCTTGGCGGGTCGTACGTCAAAGGCATGAACGGCAGAGCGCTGCTCTTCCCGTTGTGGTTCCAAGCAATGCAGGATCTGCATATCGCGGATCAACTGCAGACAGAAGGTGGTGAAGTTCTTGGCTTCCGCCCCAGAGGCGGAGTTGACCATGATCTTCTGCTGAGGGTCTAGCCGTAGGCGCCATAGGACAAAGGCCGCGGCCATCCATGACTTACCAACACCTCGATAGCCCTGGATGATGCGGCGCTTTGGGCCGTGCTGCATGTACTCAGCAATGTCCAGCTGGATTGGTGTGGGGTCAGGAAGTGCTAGGTGCTTCCAGACGACACAGAGGAAATATCTGAAATCAGAGCAGTAGGGCTCTGGAAGGTCATGCCATGTGGTTGCCCGTTGGACAGCCATCAAGCAACCCGACGACGGGGCATCTGTACGACCTTATCGAGATCAGGCAGTGCAGACACCAAATCACCAAACGGTGTGCCTTCCACTGGCTGAGCACTGATGTTGTTGTCCTTGAGGAACTGCCGCAGGACGGATAACTCGGAGCTGCTGATGGTGCCGTCTTGCAGTTTCTCCTTCAACAGCAAAGCCAATCCCATGTGGAGATCAGCCAGTTGGTCATTGATGTCGTTGCTTCGCTTAGCCATGACGACGTCAGCTGTCAGTACTGAGGAGGAAAAGGACAAGCCTTATCCCTCCAGATAGGCACCCACCACAGGCACCGTCAACAGTGTAGGGCTTGCTCATTCAAGAGATTCGCTGAACACACGGTTCATCCGCCCCTTGGTCGCTACAGGCCCTACGGACACCAGGGCAGGGTTCAGAAGGTAGAAGTCGGTCCCGTTGTGGGGATCTTTCCCTTTGGTCAACAGAAGCTCCTTCCTGAGCCTTGTGAGGCTGCTGATGACATGCGGCTGCTGCATCCGCAACCGCTGAGCCAGCTTCTCCACCGTGACCGTGATCTTGCCCGTCCGCCAGCTGGCGTAGGCCATCAACGCCCACAGGACAGCCATGTCCCGTAGCTCCAACCGACGCTCGCCCACCAGGTCGATGCACCGGTCCATTTCCAGCATGTGGGTCTTCACGAACTTGGACTCGTCGTCCCATTTAGACTTCATTGGTCAGCTCCTGACTGACGGCCCCAATCTCAAACTCCCCACCTGGTCCTGGCCGGCCTAGTGGGGAGAAGGGGTTTCACATGGCCGAGTGTAGCCGGCCTTTACCCTCGGGGTAGTACTTCCCTTCCAACGGCAGGGCCGTTTGAGAAATCTCTCTATATCTCAATAAAGGCGACCATCAGCCCATAGGGCAGCCCCTGCTGCCCGGTGACACTGAACCGCGTAGCGGCGTAGCCGCGAGCCCATAGACCCTTCCAACCACAGTTCCCCTTGGTTCTCCAGGTAGGCGGCTAGATCGCCGCTAGCCAAAACCAACAGCCAATCCATCCACCATTTCCCCATACACGCCTGAGACCCACCCTGTTCAAACCTCCCAGGTCTCACCAGGGTTCACCTCAGTACACCATATTGGAAACCCCCAAAACCCCCATCACAACTGGGTTCAACCCTGGCTAACTCCCCCTCAACCAACTTTTTATCCCGAAAATCTCAGGGGCTTTCAGGTCAACCAACTTTTTGTTCGGAAAATCTGAAGGGCTTACGCATAGTGCGGACGTCGTCGTCACCCCCCATAGGGGGTCCACGCGGGGTTTGCGTGTCCAGGGTGGGGGCTTGGACAGGCCTGGGGTGGACGCTGGACAGCGCAGAACCCAGTCACCCCAAGGCGTCCTAGGTGTCCGCGTACCTGCATGGATGACAGGTGCGCCAGAGGTGGCCAGGGGGCTCGTGGGGGCCTGCTGGGGGTGGGGTGGCCCTGGTGGGCCAGGAGCAGGCTGGCTGTGGGTTGTG